CGAGATTTATCGCAACACGATTAAATGTTCGAAGAACAACGGCAAGATCGAGATCTTGTCAGCGGACGCTGGCACGAAGCACGGAAAGAGTCCATCGTGCATCATCTACGACGAGTTGCACACGGCTCCGAATCGGGATCTGTGGGATGCGATGCAGACTGGAGTCGGCGCACGACAAGAGCCGCTCTCAATTTCGATTACTACTGCGGGCCACGACAAGCACTCGCTGTGCTATCAGCAAAAAGAATTTGCCGAGAAGGTGCGCTCGGGCACTGTCGTCGACCGCTCGCACTTGCCAGTGCTGTTCGGTGCGCCCATTGATGCGGATTGGAAATCGCCAGCGGTGTGGCGTGCGGCGAATCCGAATCTCGGCGTGAGCGTGGACGAATCATTCTTGCAGAGCGAGTGTGAGAAGGCGCAAGAGTTGCCCGGTCACGAGATCGCATTCCGACAGTTGTATCTTTGCCAATGGACAGAGACAAAGAAGCGATGGATCTCGCTCGAGTCGTGGGCCGCGTGCGCCGCGCCCGAGATTGATGAGCAATACTTTGCGGGCAAGGACATCATAATTGGAATCGACCTCTCCACCACGACGGACTTGACTTCCGCTGCGGTGATCACTGTGGACGAAGATGAGAATGTCGCATTCCTCTCATACGCATTTTGTCCTGAGAACGGCATCCGCAGACGAGCGCGGGTCGATCGAGTTCCCTACGACACTTGGGCTTCACAGGGATCACTGATCGCCACACCGGGCGATGTCGTCGATTACGAATTCGTTGCGGAGAAAATCCGCATGATTGCAAAGATCGCCCGCTCGGTGAAGGCAGTCGGCTACGACCCTTGGAATGCGACGCAGTTCGCAGTCGGGCTTGCGCAAGAAGGTCTGCCGATGCTCGAGGTGCGACAGGGTTATCGCAGTTTAAGCGAAGCGGCAAAATCCTTAGAAGCCCTTGTGCTCGGAAAGAAGTTAAAACACGGATCACATCCTGTAGCCGACTGGTGCATGTCATCCACATGTATCGATACTGATCCCGCAGGCAATATCAAACCATCGAAAAGCAGTTCGACGGAGCGCATCGATTGCATCGCCGCGCTCGTCACGGCGTTGGCGTGCATGGTGCACAAAGACGCAGACAACAAAACCTCCATCTACGAACAAGGAAACATGCAATGGGTCTAATCGATCTCATCACACGCGCACTCGGAAAATCACCACCACGATCTATGTTCGAGGACACAACTCCAATCGGAACTCCGATATCAGGCGGCATCCAGTCCTATGTCTCATCGTGGGCGTGGACTGGCAAGACCATTTCGCCCGACAATGCGATGGAGGCTCCAACGGTTTACGCATGCGTGCGATTGATCTCGCAGACTCTTGCTCGCATGCCGTGGCAAGTTCTGCGTCAGAGTGCTGACGGATCAAGCAATGACCCGACGCATCCTGTGTACCAGCTGCTCAACGGCGAGGCGAACGAGGACATGACATCGTTCGTGTTTCGTGAGGCTCAGATTTCGGATTGCTTGCTGTACGGCAACTCATTCGCATTTATCAATCGCAATCCTGCGGGCACGCCGATTGGAATGGAGCGACTTCGACCCGACTTGATGTACATGATGCGCGACCAAGCAAACCAACCGTATTACCAATACTGGACAGGCAAGGCAGACGAGAAGGCATCCGAGGAAATCAAGCAACGCAAGTTCAGACCCTACGACATTCTGCATGTAGTCGGGCCATCTGCCGACGGCATGCTTGGCGAGGCTGCGATCCACCGCATGCGCGATCTCATCGGCATGGAATTAGAACTGCAAGAGTTCACATCTCGATTCTTCGCCAACAACTGTCGACCTGCTGGCGTGCTTTCGATGCCGGGCAGACTCAGCGCAGAAGGTGCGAACAGATTACGCGAAGCATTTGCTCGCGTGCACTCGGGCGCACAAGGCGCGGGCAAGGTTGCGATTCTTGAGGAAGGTCTCAAGTACGACGCGATCTCCACCAACGCCAAAGACAGCGACCTCGACAGCATGAAGAAGTTCTGTCGCCAACAGATCGCCGCTGCGTTCAATGTTCCATCGCATCGCGTCGGCGACAACGACGGCGTGTCGTACTCGTCAGCCGAACAAGCCAATGCAGTCTTTGTGCAGAGCACACTTGCGGGTTGGGCTGCTCGACTCGAGCAAGAAGTCAATCGCAAGTTGTTGAAGCGTGGCGACGATGTCACGACCCGCATCTCATTTGATGATCTGTTGCGCGGCGACATGAGCACACGCTTCAGCGCGTATGCGGTCGCTGTCACCAACGGCATCTTGACACCAAACGAAATCAGAGAGCGTGAAGGATTGCCAGCCGTCGAAGGCGGCGAGTCGATCCGTTTGCCGCTCAATACGAGCACTCCGACGGCGGCGGCCTCTGCTGCGCCCGCATTGCAAGACCCCGCAAGCACGCCGCAGCCGTCGGATGTTTCAACGCAGCCAGTCGATGCAAGCACAACGCTTGCAAGCGAAGGACTCAACGGAGCGCAAGTCGCTGCAATCTTGACGATCTTGGCGAACTTCTCTACGGGTCTTGTGACCAAAGATGCAGCCAAGGCTCTGATCGTGACTGCGTTCCCAACACTGTCGCAAGATGCAATCGCTACAGTTCTCAACGGAACGAATGTGGTGAAGGCAGCACCGCCAACAGCACCGACCGTATCAGCTGAAACTAAATCGCTTGACCGTGCAGTCGATCTCTTCTATCCGACCGCACTCTCAGCGATGACGCGATGCTGTGAAGCGGAAGCGAAGTATCTCAAGGGTTGCCGAACGAAAGAAAAGGTATCCAAGTGGATACCCGATGTCGCAAGAATCGCATCAGAGATCGCACCGATCATGCGCGGGCTACTTGTCTTGCAAGGTCACAGCGACCGCGCAAGCGACGGCATCGCCATCGCCAACGCATTCGCAGAGTCAATCAAGACCGAAGCTCGCAATGCAGACTGGCATGTCACAGGACACACCGAGACGGCCGTGGCTCTCGCCACGCGCCTGATTCAAGAACTCATTCAAACCAACAAGGAGACACTATGAGCAACATCGAAACCCGCAAGGCTGGCGCAGTCCGCATCGAGCAAACCGAGCCGCAGCCCGGTGAGCCGCTACGACTTAACGGCATCGCCGCGAATTGGGAACGCTACGACATGGGCAACTGCTACGAGCGTTTGGAGCCGACTTGCTTCGACGCATCGATCGCAGCCGACGGCGACAAGATCGCCTTGCTGTGGAACCACGACACGGCGAAGCCGATGGGTCGCGTGAGCGCAGGCAACTTGAAGGTCTATGCGGATCGTTCGGGTCTGTGCTTCGAGTGCGACTTGCCCGACACCGACACGAGCGAGGAAGCGCACGCGCTGGTGCGTGCAGGCATCGTGACGCAGTGCTCATTCGGGTTTATCTGCCTGAAAGAAACCTACGAGCCACCTGCCAAGGGCGAAACCAAGGGCACGCGAGTCGTGCAACTCGCCAAGTTGCTCGAGGTGTCGGTCGTGACATTTCCCGCGAACGACTCCACAAGCGTCGAGGCTCGCTCCGAGCAACCGAAAGCCAAGAAGCGAAAGATCTATCTCCCTCCACAATTTTGAGATTGCCCACTTGCGAGCGAAAATCCGTTTGCGATAATGGGCTGCATAACTGAATAGAGCCTCGACCGACAGTGCCTGACGCTGATCGATCACGAGAGCGGACTTCCGCGAACTCCCCGAGAGCACGCTGGCCCGATGCGTACTTAGACCTTCCGCATTTTGCTGCGTGTTTTCTTTTATACACGCAAGGAGTTTGAATGAACGACAATCAAAAATATGGAGTTGACAGTCCAGAGTATGCGAATGCATACCAAACTTATGTCTTGCGTGGACACAAATATTTGAGCGATGCTGAGTTGCGCGTGCTGAACATCGGCACTGGCGGATCTCTGCTCTCTCCAACAGGTTGGGCGAAGTCTTTAGAACATGAAATTGACGAGGACACAATTCTCAGTCGTGTTCAAAAGGTAGAGAGTGCAACTAATTTTGTGGCTCAAATCTATCAAAATGACATCACTGTTCAAACTGGAGTCGCTGAACAATCAGTTGGAACTTTGCAGAGTCCGACATTCAATCGACCATATCAAGGCAATTCAGGAACAACTCAATACACGTTTAGCCTGAACAAAATTACGGTCGGCGTTCGGGTGTCAAATGAATTGCTGTCGGATACGAACGCAGCGGCAAGCATTGAGACATGGCTGCAAAGGGAAATCATTGGTGCTCTTATCGGCAAGGTCAACAATCAGATCTTGATCGGTGCTGGAAGCACCGAATGCCAAGGCGCATGGGGAACTGCAAAGACCAATTCACGCACCGCGTCGACTGGCGTGGCGACGACCAACACGATGAAGGATGTACTCAGCGCGGCTTGGGGTTCTACAAACTCCGTGCTCGAGCCGATCACTTATGAATCGTGGAAAAATTGTCTCGCCGTGATTAACAGCCGCACACTCGGATCGTGGGATTCATCGGCGTTTCCGCTCCTGTTTCCAACATTTGCGGGTTCAATGTCAAAGGGCACGACAGTCGAAGGACTGCCGCTGGTCTACGCACGCTTGGCTGCGACGACTCCTGCAAGTGGTGACACGATTGC